AGTCGGCGATGGCCGCGGCGCGAGCACTCTCGGGCAGCCAGCACGACAGATCGGCCTCGGTGAGCACCTGGCCGGTGGCGTAGCCCCTTGAAAATCTCGAAAAACTCCGAGTGACGCGATATGAGGCCATAGGGACACCTCCGAATTCCTCGGCATAGTACCCCCAGAGAAGTTAACACCTCGTTAGACAACGAAGTCGTGGAGGAACCACCGCATTTGGACCGGGCCACAGACCCAGGCCCCATCGAAGAGGAGCGGCCGCGCATTGGGCGCGAAGAACCGAAGGTAGAAGCTGTCGCTCGTCTCAACCGAGAAGCCATTCGGGAAGAGTGCTTTAACGTCGTCTTGCTGACCCGTTACCTCCTCGGTCCCGGTGCCGATCGGCCAGTAGCAGTTCACTTGGAGCATACCGTCCCACTGGTTGACGCCCTGCGTGCCCGTCGTGATCATGTGCTGGTTGAGCACCGGCATGTGGACCGAGAGATACGGGGTCTCGGCCTCGGGCACGAAGGTCTTGCCCAGGTAGGCGACCTGCGCCGCGACAGCGCCACGGATCGAGCCGATGTTCGCGCTCAGGTAGGCGTTGAGCGCATCGTAGACGTTCAAGGTAGTGGTCATAGCAGGGCTCCCAGTTCGCCAACCTCAAGCAGCGTGCCCATGACCTCTTCCACGACCTCCTCGAAATTCTCAAATCCGCGCCCTTCGGTCTGTTTCGCCACCAGATCGGCGAGCTGCGGGGCTACCGCAAGCGCCTGGGCAAACATCCCGACGCCCTTCTGGTCGTACCGACGCCCGAGGCTATCGACACCCACGAAACCATACTCAATCCGGCGGGCATACTCGACGTTCGTCCCGATCGTGATGTCCTTGCCCGGCTCCCAGTCTGCCAAGGGAATGTTCGTCCCGATCGACGCGCGCAAGCGCCCGGTCAAGACCGGAGTGCGGGCCTGAATGTATCGGATCAGTAATGAGCAAAGCATAACGACGAACAGCTTTGTCTGGCTGTCCGCGTCCTGCGTCCACTTACTGATATCGAGCGAGAAATCCTCGGCCATTACTTCCTCACATGGCAGGCCCAGGCCCAGATCACGCCCTGAATTTGGATGGGGCGTGGATTAACGATCGAATATACTTCCCCAAACATGAAGATTTTGTCGGTGACGACCGGCCCGTAGCTGAGGCTGGAGGCCAGGAACCGAACCTGCTTGTCGCTGGCCTGGATCGTCGTGCCGTTCACCAGCCGGGACGGGAAGGAAGTCACGAGCGCCGGCACCGTCGTATCGGCGGAGAAGGTGAGAGCCACACTCTCGCCGTTCGTCGCCGCGTGCACGAGCCCGGGCGCGAACGAGACGCCGGTGAAGGTGTTCCCGCTCGACTGAATGGTCGTCCCGATCGTGTAGAGGGTTGGATCAGTCCCGAGTTTGAAGGCGTCGCCGGCCAGGAGCCGGCCGTTCACAAGGGAGCCCGCAAAGGTGATCGACGTTGCGTGAAGCGCAGCGGTCCCAGAGACGGCGAAATCCGCGGAGAGCGAGGGTGGATTAGGGTAAGGTTGAGGACCCGTTACCGTCGTGAGGTTCCGGATGACGACGCTCATCCCCTGATCCCCGATCATTTGGGCTAGGTCGTAGACGCTCTCGCTTTCGAGGAGGCCACTCACGGCTCACCTCACGGGAAGGAAACGAGCGACGTGTTGAAGAGCCCCGAGCCCGCCGCGGTCGGCGGGTCCGTGCCGTCATTCGGCGGGTCATCGAACATCCCGAAGCGGAAAAGGTCAGGCACCCGATCCGGATTGGCAAGGACCGCGCGCATGTCCGCGATGCTGAGCGCGCCGGCATAGGGAAGCTGGTAGATGGCCGCCTTGGCGTCGTACTCCCGGGCGAGCGTGGCGTACTGGGCCGCCTTCTGAGCCATGGACTGGCTGACGCCATCGGCCGACTGGTTGACGAGCCGGCTATATTTGCCGGCGAGCGCCTGGGCGCACATAGCGGCCGCGCTATACACGTCGCCGCGGATTTCCAGGGTGAAGGTGATCTCCTCGTTCTGGAGCTGCGGGTACGCGCTGTCCGTATCGCCGAGGAAGAACCGGACGGTGTTGAAATCGAAGTTGATCAGGACGGTGGGATCATAGCTCCAGGTCATCTCTTCGGCCTCCCCGGGCGCACCGCATGAAGGCCACGGCCACCGCCCTTCTGGCGCGGGCGCTTCGCCGGCTGAAAGTGTGGAGGGGTGCTCCCGTGAGCCGCGTGCTGCGCGGCCGGCTTAGGCTGCGTGTGCACCGGATTGAAGGGAATGCTCCCGCCAGTTTTCGGCACGGGAGCCTCCCATCAGAATTACGTTACGCCGTCGCCAAGAGCGATGTACCGATCCACGCCGCTCACCTTGATCTTCAGCCAACCATGTGTGCCGACGTTCGTGACACTGGAGCTGGTCGTTGCAAGGGCGCTCGGGCTGCCACTGTCCACGGCGAGATCGAAGATTTAGGCGGTGTTGGCGATGGCCTGGAGGACCGCGTTGATATTCGCAGGACAGTTGCTCTCGGCGTAGATCAGGTTCCCGACCGAAGTCGGCGTGCTGCCGCCGGTGTTCTGCCAAGAGGCGATGACCGGCGCAATGTGTCCCGAAGTGAGGGTCATGCCGGCCACGTCGAGCTGCCCGAGGATACCGCAGTAGTAGTCCGATCCGATCGCGATGGTGCCGCCGGTGCCGGTGATCTTGCCCTGAGTGCCGTAGAAATACCCGCTGTTGAGCGTCGAGCTGGAGCCGATGATCATGTTGCCACGCACGGCGGCCATACTACCGTTCCCCGTGACCGCGACCGTTGCGCCGCTGATCGTGAATTCGCTGTCCAGGAGCCGCTCGACCGCGGGGGTCGTGCTGGATTGCGTCTTGGAAACGAGAACGTCGCCGGTGAAAGTGCCGGTCGTGTAGGAGGCAGCGCCGCTCGTTACCGGTTGCGCGGTCCAGGTCGGCGAAGCCTGGGTGTTCGTGTTGATGTACGTATAGACGCTACCGGTGCCGGCCACGTCCACCAGGATCGAGCCTTTGGGCGCGAGCCCGGCATAAGTGCCGGAGGTGCCATTCGACGGCGTGCCGGAAGTCTTGAAGAGACCAAAGGCGTTACCCGTTACCGGCGCGTCGCTGTCGGTCGGGGAACCCACGTAGACGGTGCCGAACATGCCGATGCCGGCCGCGGTCTTGCCCTTGACGCGAGTGACGAAACCGGTGACTGGAAACTTAAGTAGGGACATGGCCGCGGTCTCCTGTTAATTAGTCGAGGAGGGCCTTCAGAGCGGCTTCCTCGGATTTGGTGAGGACCGCGCGAGTACGCGGCGCATCCTCTTTGAAGTAGGCCACACGGCCACTCTCTTGGAGAGCGAACCGGTTCTTGAGCGGCCATCCCATGATCATGTCGGCTGGGAGCCGCACGCCGGCCGGGAAATCCATACCCCCGGTGTGGAGGGGCTCCAGAGTGATGCCGCCGAACTGCCCGAGGTTCGGATCGAGAGTTTCCGTCTCCGCCTTCTGCTCCACGACCGGGGCCTGTGCCTCGGGGGAGAAGAACCGGACCTTGCCGGCGCTCGACAAAGCGATACGCGAGCGGAGGGGCCACTTGGAAGTCATCTCGGCCGAGAGCCGGGTGCCTGGAGCGAACTTCTGCCCCTCGGTCTCCAGGGTGCGAGTGACGATGCCGCCACTCGTCCCGAAGTCTTGCCCGACATGCACAGTCTGGTTGATCAGCATTACGCGGTTGCCCCGTAGAAGAAGTAGCCGAGATCGGCGCCGGTCTGCACGAGGGCATAGGCGTACTGCCCTTCGAGCCGCTCGGTAACGCCGTTCGCGGTGACGCCCAGCCAGGGCATCGGATAGCGGTAGGTGGCAACGCCGAGGTTATTGAGCCCGGTGAGCTTCGACCACACGAAGTTGTAGCCGGCAGAGTGAGCCAAGAGGCTCGGCGAAGGAGCGCTGTAGCAGAGCAGCGCGTTCTTGCCCAGGATCAGCGCGGTCGTAACCGTCTCGCCTTCCTGGGAAGTCGCCTGGACTGCCTTCGCGACCACGTACCGATCCACCTCAAAGAGGCGGGCCAACATGGCTTCGTTGATGCTGTCGGAGCTGGTGTACTTGAACCGATCGACGACCAGCGGGTGCTTCTTCAGCGCCTCGTGGACGTAGAAGCTCACAACGAAGGTGTTCGGCAGGTAGCCGGTGTTGGAGAGGATCGTAGCCCGGGCGTTGGAAACGTCTGTGATCGGGTCCGAATTCGCGTCGTCATTCCACTGGGCGAAGTCGCTGCCGCCGGTGACGGTCGTGCCCCAGCCCGAGGAGCTGGTGAAGTAGGTCGAGGCCCAGTTCACTTCGCGCTGCACGAGCAGGCCGTTCATAATGAAGGCCGTTGCAGCCTGGTCAATGTTGACGCCCGGGTCCGCGTTGGCGAGGATATCCGGCGTCAGATCGAAGGCCCAGCGCCAGGCGGAGCCCACGTCGTAGCTGCTCGTCGAGAGGACGAAGCCGCCACGAGGCGCTTCCTGACCGAACGGGACCTGCTTGCCACCGGCGCGCAAGAACGCATCCTTCGAGAAGACGAAGTATTTGTCGCTCTTGTGCTCGACGGGCACGCTCGGAAACACCACGTCGGCGACGAAGTTGGTCGCATCCTGCATGTACGCAATGCTGAAGTTGGTCAGCGCTGCGTCTACGTGGATGGAGCTAAGATTTGGCTGATACGGCATTTCCGTCTCCTGTTAGGACGAGCCCTGATTACGAATGGGTGTAGACCGACGTGCAAGGGAGGATCAGAGCAGTGATCAGATCACCCTTCGCGGTGGATGCGTACCGGGCGAAGCCGATAAGCGGGTCGGTCGAAGAGGCTATATCGACGAAACCGTACTGGGTGTACGTCAGAGGACATCCCGCGGTGATGCTCCCTGAGTTTGCGATCACCTTCGTCTCGCCCATGATCACGATCTGCCCCGCCTCATTCTGCTTCGGCGCGTTAATAAGAACGCCGAAGGGGAAGTTGGCGCCGCTGTCGTAGATGTAGCTGGTCTCGATAGTCCCTGGCAGCACAAACGCACCGTTCGTCGCGGTGTGATCGAGCATGACGAAACGGAACTGCCACTGATAACCGGAGACATCGACGCCGGAGTAATCCGCCGGAGAGGGGGCAAAGCTCTTGAAGGGAAGCTCGCCGAAGTAAACGAGGCCAGTTGATGCGGTCATGGTCGTGTTCTCCTATCGGGCGAGCGGTTAGCGGCTGCCGCGCTCTTCGCGCTGGTAGTCCTTGTAAACGTCCGGGTGCTGCTCACAGGCAGCGACGAAGGCTTTGGCGAACGTCGGCTTCTTGTCGCTGACGCTCTTGGTGATGATCTCGGTCGCGAAGGCATTCAGCTTCTCAAGCGAGGAGCTGCCCTCGGCGCCGCCGCCGGTGCCGATCGTGTTGAAGACGCCGCTCTTCTCGATCAGAGCGTTCTTCGACTTCAGGATGTTCCCCACCGTGTCGGCGAGTTTCGGATCGGTCTTGGCGAGCGTCTTCAGAAGCTCCGCGACCTGGGGACCTTCCCCGATCGCCGCGGCGCGCTGCTTGAACACCTCGGTCTGCTTCTCGTCGCGCAACTGGGCGACTTCGGCTCCGAGGCGCTCGGTGCTCTTCGCAAGGTCAGAGATGAAGACGGCCAGGGGTCCACCGCCCAGGCTCTTCGCGATCTGCTTGGCTTTCATGGCTTTCTTCACTCCGAATTCGTCTTCGCTGTCGTCCATCTCGTCCGGCGCATGATCGGCGCTCATTTCGGCGGCGCCATGGCGAGTTTGCTGTGTCTTGTCGCGGCCGTCGCCACCGGTCGTATTGTCGGCGACGCCGGCCTTGGCGCGCTTCGCGAGCTTCCGCATCTTCTTGAACGCCTTGGACTTCGTGATGCTCTCCTGGCCTGCCACGATGGCCGCCTGGACAGTCTCCTCACCGACCTTCCGAATGGCGTCATACGCCTGCTCGAAAGCCTCGCTGATCAGCGCGCCCTTGTCAGGCTCCGCCGACTTATTGATCGCCTCGATGGCGTCATGGAGGCCGAGCATCACGTCCGCGACGGGCTCGACCTGCTTGCTCACGTCATCCGGGTCATCGTCGGGCTCGGCGTCTGCGCCGTCCTTCGGCTTGTCGCCGGACTTGACGAGATCAGACAGGACGTTCACGATATGCGCTTGCTTGGCGGTGTCTTCACCGGCGAGGGGAGCCAGCGCCTTTGCAAGAGCTTCGAGGGTGTCGCGATCGATAGGCATGTTGGCGTTCCTTTTTGAGGTGCCCGGTCCAATTCCGAGCGAATGATATGCGGTAATCCTTAACGATTTACTTAGCGAGGGCGCGTCGATTTGTCGGGCCGGCGAAGAGGCTCCGCTGAGCCCGAGGGGTTGCTTGCCCGTAGAGCCCGACATGTTTAGTCTCCGAGCGCTGGTCAGACTTCACCCGCATAGCTCCGAGGGTCAACCGCTGCTCCGCCCCAAAAGGCGACCCGGAGCTGCCCTGCTTGCCGAAGATACGGGGACGTGGCAACATCCGAGCCTTCGTCATAAGGCCGCGGCCGCTCTCCTGAAGGTAGCGCCCTTCCATCGCGGATTGCGCGGCGTGGCTACCAGGCGGGATAATGTGCCCCTCCGCGGTCACATATGGCTTACCGCCGGAATGATCGGCGGAGCTAGACGGTAGACTGAGCTGGCTCACCGCCCGAGAAGACAGCGCCTCCTCGATGTACTTCTGCTGTTCACCGCTGCCCGCCGGTACATAGGCGCCGATCTGCGTCCGGTACGGCCAGCCGCCGGCATTCGCCCAGCTAGTTGTCGGACTGTTAAGGGGGATCGCGGTTCCAAGAGCCGTCCGGGAGCGGGTCGTCACGACGGGCATCCCGTTCGTCGGGTGCGCGGTGCCCTCCATTTTCGCCGCCGTCTGATCGCCCATCCCGAGCCACCGGCGGAAAGTAGACGGCTTGAGATTGATATGCGTCGCCACCGCAGGTTTGCCGGCACGTTGCGTCCGAACCTGAAGCTGGAGACCGCCTTTCACCGGCTTGATCCCGGTGAGGTGGGTCGTCGCCATAAGTCCGGCCGCGGTAGCAAGGCCAGCCAAGGCCGAGCCTGTTATTTTGGCCCCCATGCTCTGCTGACGCCCTATGAAATGCGCGCCGGCCGCGAGGCCGCCAGCCGTCAAGGCGCCGGCAACCCATCGACCGAGCGCGTCGCGCGGCTCGTCGGCGGGACCGGCCTTGCCGATCCGGGCGATGACCTTGCTCTTGCCCTTCCGCTGGGCACGCACGTAGTCGAGGAAGTGATGCACCTCGTCTATATGGCGCATGGGGTTCCCCGCGCCCTCTCGTGCGGCCATCTCCGCTTCTAGAGCGGACTTCTCACCATGATCCAAGGAGAAACTGGCCTGGTGGCCCATGTCACTACCGCTCGCGAAGTGCCCGGTCGCGTCCCGCGCGCCGCGCTTCATAAGGATGATGTTGGCGCCCGGCGACGCCGGATCATCGACCAGCGAGACCTCGCGTATCTTCATGTTCTTTAACCAGTTGGCCTTAGCCATTCGGATTACTCCTCGATCGGGATGCGAATTCCGGCACCGCCGATGGAAAAGGACTTGAGCTGGCCGCTCGCGACCGCCTTCCGCACGGCCGGATTGCTGATCTTGTAGCCAATCAGCCACCCGATATGCGGGAGCGAGATGCCCATCGCCTTTTGCAGGTCTTTCGTGAAAACCATGCTCTCGACGACTTCGCCACACTTCAGCGGTTGACGGTCTGCGCCTTCGCAGTAAATGTGCATGGCCCCACCGGTGCGGCTATTCGTGATGTAGTCGTGCGCCGCCTTCACCAGCTCGGCTTCCGTGATCTGGTCGCCCTGGTAGTCCCGGATCGTGTGGCCGTCCTTCTCGATCATGGAGGCCCAGCCCCAAACGAGACCGTCCTTCAGATCGGGACCGGCGTACTTCAGGATGTCAACCTTCGCGATGGCGTAGGTGTGGGAGGGGAGCTTGCGTGCCCGGCAGAAGATCGCGTGCATCATGTGATGCTGGTCCGCGAAGAGCTGCCAATGCTTCTTCTCGCCCCAGACCCGGCCCATCCAGGTCTCGATGTCCTCGCCCGGCATCGGCGGGTTCTTGTACGCCACGTTGTAGAGATCGAGGAGCTGTTCCGCCTTCTCGTCCGGGGTACGATCGTCCTGGGCTCCTACCCGATCGCTCTCACTATGGCTGATCCCGCCGGAGCGCCCGTCCGTCGTGTCCGGGTCAGCCTTGAAAAAAGACTGGAGGAGCTTCTTCACTGCGTCCTTCTTTTTGTCCTTCGAGCCGAACGGCGGTGCCGCTCCGGGGAATGCCGCCTTGCCGACGCTGCCGCCGAGCGGCCCCGCGCCGAGGGCTCGCGCCCGGCGGTTGATCCAGCTCCGCGCCGCGGGCTTATTCTTGGCCCGGCCGAACGCGCGCTTCGCTCGGCCGAGATCGGCCCGGCTCTCGATCGGGAAGCCTCCGCCGGGCATCGTGTGTCCCTTGGCTTCGGCCCGGTCCCGCATGGCTTGGGTGTATTCCTTCGGCCGCTTGGCGATGACGACAGGGACGAAATCGTAAATCCGGCGGCCCTTCCGGACCCGCTTCGGCGTGAAATTGTAGCTGCTGGTCATCGTCATTTACTCCGCTCTAGCGACCAAGGGAACGCCTGAGATTGCTGCTCCGAGACCGCCATCAACAACCGTTGATGGAATTGCTGCCAGCTCTCACCGATACGAGGTTGCAGCGCGTCGATGCGCGCCCCGTACTGCGCGAGCCTGCCGGCCTTGGCTCGCTGTTTACTCTCCTGCTCATTCAGCAGCGTCCGGAAGTTCGTCGCGGCGGGCTGCTCCGCAAGATACTTCTCGTCGTTCTGGTCATTCCGGAGCTTCCGAGGCGGAAACTGGTCCGACCGAACAGGGAGATCGTCGTTCCCCATCTTGGCCCGCTTTTCTAAAGGACTGATTAACCTCTTCCGCATGGCGTAGCCTACGTCGGCAGCTACGTCCCCGGTTGCTTCGCCGCCCGAGCGCCCGATCTGGCCGCCCTTGACCGAGGCAAGGACGCCACCTATACGGCTGGAGATGTAGTCCCCGAAGCGCGTCCCGAGCACGTCGCCGGCAGTCGTCCCGAGGATGCGAGCCGTGGCTTCCCCGGCGGTAGGCATCTCTCGCGCTAGTAGGCCCGCGCCTTCGGCCGCGGCACCGCCAACGCCAGGGATCAAGCCGCCAGCGATATAGCCGGCGCTCGACGCCGCAGCGCCGGACAGCTCCCCGCCAAGGGTGTGCTTCGGCTCTTTCACGCCCGGATTGAAGTGCTGATAGACCGCGTTCCAAATGCGTCGATCCAGGTAGGCGCCGGCTCCGCCGCCGGCCAAGCCGCCAAGGAACGCGCCCGCGGCGGTCCCCACGCCCGGCGCGATGGCCGTGCCAATAGCTCCGCCGGCCACCCGGCCAGCGACCGTTCCCGCCAAGCTGCCGACCGCTTCACCTGAGGCCCGCCCGACTTCGTAGCCGACGCCGGCCTTCTTACCGCCTCCGCCGCCCGACGAAGCGCCACCGGCGCTCGTAAATCTGCCCTGCTCGTCGTGATAGGGGTCCGCTTTCCCGAACAGGATGGGAGCGAGGACCTTGTTCAATTCCTTCGCCTGGGACAGAGCGATGGCAACTGCCTGATCTTGGCTCTCGACCTTCGGCCCGGTCTTGCTGCCGGAGTGAAGCTCGCCCTGGCCCCACTCGTGCATAGTCCTCGCGACCTTGCTCTGCTGCTTCTGACTGAGCTTGTTCCGTTTTAGAACGCCCACGCCGACAGGCTCACCAGTCGCCAAAGAGATATTGGAGCCGAGATCGACAAAATGCACCTTGTATTTGTTCTTCCCGCGCGCCCACGCGGCGGTGAGATGGTGCGTCCCGTCGATGATGTAGTTCTTGCCCTTCCAGCGCAGGACGACGGGATCACCCTTGTCATCCTTGTCCAGCTCGTCGAGCTTTTGCTTCTCGACCGTGGGATGCGTCGCGATCAAGCTATCCAGCCGGACCTTCTGCTTGTCCTCTTCCTTGAATTCGTTTATGAGCGCATGCAGGAAGTCCGGGCTCGGATGCTGGTCCCCGATCATCTTCAGCGCGTCGGCGTCGTACTCAAACGGCACCTTGTATTTGTCCTTGCCGACCACTTCCAGCTTCCGGGGAGTGCGCTGCTTGCGGATGTACCGATGCCCGGCGTAGAGCGCGGCCCTGCCCAGTTTCTTTCCTGGCTTCTTGACGGAAGTTCCCAGCTCGAAGCCGGCCGTAGGGCCTGGCACGCGCACGAGGCTCGGACGCCCGCGAATGCCCTTCCAGAGCGGTTTGATCTTCTTGCGCTTGATCTCCAAGTTAGCCGGCGCGTGCACCGAATTCGCGGATACCGAAGCGCCCTGATCTTTCTGGAAGAGCCCGGCCATCACGCCGCCTCCAGCGCCGAGCGAACGACGTTGTAAGTGTTCGTGCAACGGCAGTCAGGGTGCAAGGGCGCGAGCAGGACTTGCCCGGTGCGCTTCCCGGCTGCCCAAGTGAACATTGTCCCGAACGGCACGCCGTCTGGCTGGATATCTACGACCGAGCGGCACCGCGGGCAAGTGATCTCGTCGTTCGCGATCATCCAGTTCGTGGTGACATCCTCGGGCGAAATGATACCCGCGTCGATCGCAGACTGCACGCTGTCGGAACCGCCCTGGTTAGAGGCCCGCAGGCTTTCATAGCGGGCGATCGTGTTGGCGCGGTAAGCGAGGTAGCGATCGGCGTATCGGTTCGTGAAGCGCTCGATTTGATCCGGCGTGAGCTTTGTCAAGCCGTCCACCGCAGACTGCACCTCGGGATCGAACGCCGCGTCGCGGAGTTGCCGATCGAGGGCGTCCGGGCGGCCAGTCTCCAGCATAGAGCGGTAGTTGGATACAGCATCGTACTGATCGCTGGTGAGCCCAATCGCGGTCTTCAGCTCGCGGGCCATCTTGTCGGGCGACCACCCGCTCTGCACGCCTTGGGTGATCACGTTGGCGATTGACCGCCGAACATCGTCCGATACCTCGCGCACGAGGCCGAAATCATAGTCGTCGAGCGCATCTTGCGTCGGCTGCGGCAACGCGCCCAGATCGAAGTTGATCGCGTCCTTTCGGATACGGAGGCCCAGCCGATGCTCCATGATGGCACCGGCCTGGAGATGGATGTTCGCGAGGAAAATTTTAGCGGCGCGCAGATCAGTCTTGAACTGGTCGATGGCGCCGGTTAGGGCGAAGCCCACACCCTGGCCGTTCGTCATCGCGTGGTACATGAAGCGCGGGGTGATCCCATTCTTGAGCCGGATCAGCGCCTCCTGGATAGAGCGGGCAATGTACGGCTGCGTCGCCTCCGCCACTACGCGCAAGCCATCATGCGGCGGCTGCACAAGATGACCTGGGA